AGGATTGTTTGACTTTATCACAGTTTGTGATACTACAAACAATACACCAGCAAGAATTGATAGAAATGAATTACACATTGACATAGCGATACAGCCAGTCAAAGCAGTTGAGTTCATTTACATACCTATCAGAATCCAAAACACATTGGGTCAAACTGGTTAAACAGTAATTTAACTACATAAGAGGGCGGTTTTTCCGCCCTTTTTTGTGAAAGAATTAAAACTATAGTTAATATTTTTTACTAAGATCAGATAAATATTCGTATATTAAAGTCGAACTTTAATTAATTAAGTTCTAGGAGAACAACATGGCAGTAGATAGTGCAACAACAGAAACTAAAAGTAAATTTGGTGTACCCTTAACCGGTAATACTGGTTCTGGTGTACTTATGCCAAAACTTAAATATAGATTCCGTGTGAGTTTGCTTAACAACTTTGGTGGAAGTAATGAAACTAAAGTACTTACTCAAAATGTGCAAAACGTAAGTAGACCAAAAATAAGTTACGAAGAGCAGATTATTGATAGTTACAACTCCAGAATCTATGTTCAAGGAAAACATGCATGGGAACAAATTACTCTTACTGTAAGGGATGATATACAAAACCAAGTAACAAAACTTGTTGGTGCCCAAGTACAAAGACAATTAAACCATTTCCAACAATCAACACCTGCTTCAGGTAGTGATTACAAATTCGATTGCCAAATCGAAGTTTTAGATGGTGTCAACGCAGGTGCATCGGAAGTTTGGTTCCTTGAAGGTTGTTTCTTAACAAACGTAGACTACAGTGACTCAGATTATTCAGCAAGTGATCCAGTACAGGTGATCATGCAGATCAGATACGATAACGCAGTACACTTTGAAGGTGATAACGATATCGATGGAAGAACTGTAGGTGGAAACCCATTCCCAGAAACAGTAGACATAGGCACAACAACATTAGGTTAAGCCTAAGTTAGGAGTGCGTAGTGCAGTTTCTTAAATTCGGAGGCGGGCGGAATTTCTATTTAAAGGATTTCCGCAACGCCTATCAATTCAGACCAGATGTCGCTCCACCGCGACAAAAGTTTCAAGGATATATAAATTTTATACCTAACAGAACCCTTTTGGCACAATTTTTAGGTAATGACAATTTACAATTAAGAACAAGATTAGGGTCTTTAATTAGAACAGCACAACTTCCTGAATTACAAGTTCAGACTCAGGTTGTAAATCAATTTAACAGGAAAAAAACTATTACTACAGGTAGAGAATATGCACCTATAAATTTAACACTTTTTGATACAATTCAAAATGAATGGCTTACAATGTTAATGAAATATTTTACATATCAGTTTGCAGATGCAACCAATAAATTTACTCCAGATTTGTCAAATTCTAGATCTCGTGTTCTGACAAATGTGGAAAGGGGTGTTCCAACCAGAGACATGGATGTAGAAAGTCTTCAAAATGGTGTTAGACAATACAATACAAAATCTGCATTTGCTACAGATTCTACAAAATCTGGTTATGATAGTAATAGATTTGGATTTACACAAAGACAAACACCTTACTTTTTTGAAAGAATAGATATGATACTTTATCATGGAAATAAAGGTGTGCAGTACAGTTTAGCAAATCCTATAATTACAACTATAAATTTTGGTGATATAGACTATGCTGACAGTGGATTTAAAGATATAACAATCTCATTACAATATGAGTATTTCAGTGTTTTTGAAAATCTTAATTTTGATTTAGGTGAGCAAGACTTAGCCAGATTTGAAAACATGGATGGTGTTGATTTACCTAGTTTGTTTGGTAAAGAAATTAGGAAACCGATTGCTCTAGATGAGACAGACATTAAAGGTGTAATGAACAGAGGTAGAGAGCCACAAATCTTAACTCAATTTGAAGGCACTAATAACTCAGATGAATTCGAGGCTGGAAAAAATTTACTAATGCCAGATGCCAATACAAATGTAACTTACAGTAATACACCTAGACCTGAGCAATTTGTAGATGCAGACGGAGATGGTAAAGATGATAATACTGGTGAAACTTACAAAGAGTTTAAAAAACGTACTGATACTAGAAGTGCATTAGAAAAAACTAGTGACTTTTTTACAGACAATCCTTTTGGTAGAATATTAGACAGAGGATTTAGTGCCGCTGTTCATGGAGCAGATATTGAAGATGCTTTTACAGGTGGTGTATTTAATGAAATTACACAGGCTATACAAAATCCTAGAGCAAAAGATCCTTTAAATGGTAAAGGAAAACGTGTAGATTCTGGTAGTGAAGAGGAAGATGAGAGTACATAATGAGTAGTCAAAGTTTATATGAAACATTTGGAAATGAAAGAAGTATCACAGTATTAAATGAAATGCTGACTATTTTTTTAAAAAATAGCACAGTAAATTTCCCATTACCTCAAGCATCATCTGAAATACTTAGTAGTTTTAATGATGAAAATTTAATAGAACATATTAATGGACCATTACTAGAACAAGTAAAAATGAGACTTTTAAGTTCTGGATTTAGTCAAGCAAATGCAAATGCATTAGGAATTGTGCTTTTACAGGTTGCAGAACAACAAAATGTTCATCCATTTGAATTTTTCGAACTATCAACTAATACACTAAAAATTACTAAAGATGCCTATGATGCCATAAATGCTCTAAGACCTGCAGGTAACAGAGTCAATTTAGTAGCACCACTTAAAAATTCAAACAGCAGAATAAAAGACATTATTAAGGCATAACATGAAAAAGTTTATGCAGGGTAAGTATGTCGTTCAAGAGGCAACAAAATACGTAGGAAAAAAAGAGCCCACATACAGGAGTAGTTGGGAACTTGCATTTATGCGTATGTGCGACAACCATCCTAACATCACTAAATGGGCAAGTGAAAATGTAAAAATACCATACAGAAGTCCTTTAGATGGAAAATATCATAATTATGTACCTGATTTTATGGTGCAATACACAGACAAAAATGGTTCTCAACATGTAGAACTTATAGAGATTAAACCTAGTACTCAAACCAGCCTTAAAAACGCCAGAAGCCGTGGAGATGCTATGCAAACGGCCTTAAATGCCGCAAAGTGGACAGCGGCTCAAGAATGGTGTCAACGCAAAAACATTCGCTTTAAAGTAATAAACGAAGATCAGATTTTCAGAAATAACAAGCCACGTAAGCCTAAACAACGTGTTGCTAAAAAACGTAAGTAATAAATACAGTTATGACAAAGAAACTAGAAGAAGAGTTTAATCTGCCCCCTATAGAAGAGGTTACTAAAACAGAACCAACTATAGTTGAAACAGAAGCAGAAATAGAAGAAACTCAAAACGCATTAAGTGTTAGCGAAAAAATAAATGCCGCCTTTAAAGAAATAAAAGGTTTAGAAGACCATGAAGGCGAAATGAATGATATTGCTAAAATGGCTGTAGAAAGTTATGAACAGTTAATGCAACTAGGTATGAATGTAAGTGATATGGCGGCTGGCAAAGTGTTTGCAGAAGCAAGTAATATGCTAAAAATAGCCTTAGATGCCAGTGATGCCAAAACAAAAGCCAAGTTACAACAAATAGATCTAATGCTTAAAAAGGCAAGAATAGATAAATTTAGTGACAAAGGTTCAGGAGAAACAGAGGGAGTTTCTGCTACAGTATTTGATCGCAATGATCTATTAAAAATAATAAAAGGCGAAAATGACAAGAAATGATAAATAACAATGTATATTTGGAGTTTTCGAAATGACAGAATTAAAACAATACATCGCAGAAGCATTTAGTAAAGAGTACGGATACAGAGTCAAGATTGCATCTGACTGTGGATCAGATCACATGGATATTATAGAAAAGTGTTTAGCAAAATATAATTTAGTTAGTGCAACACCCTTTAAAAGAACTCCAATAGAAGAAAATCCTTTAGAATTTTATCGTGCAAAAGGCGTACAGTTTACATCAGAAGTATGCAGTTCAGATGTTATACTAAAATATCCAGTTAATGAAAGAATATTAGAAGTATGGTTAGCAGTAAACCTTGGTTTAGATCATGAAAGAGTTTTATGTTATGGTGTTAAAGAGCCTAGAAGATTAGAAGCAGATATTCAGGCAGAAAGATTAGCAAATGACAAAGACAGAGTTGTAGAGATAGATCCAGAAAATATTGATTTAAAAGACGGTGCTGAAGCATTCGAACATTATGAGGCAGAAAATCAAGAATTAGATTTTGATGGTCCTCTGTTTGGTGAAGAGTTTAATAAAAAGTTTTTAGAAGAATTACAAAAAATTAAAGATGAAAAAGGCGCAGATTATTTTTCAAACTTCCTAAATGGTTATCCTAGAAAGGACGAACTTATGGGAGACAATTTAAGACCTACATACGACGACTTACACAAAGGTGTCAACATGGGCAAAGGTAGTGAAAGTAGTAAAGAAGTTTCCAGAGTATCACAATCCAGAGGTGCTGGAGGAATTGTATAATGAATTTATCAGATTTAATTATAAAAGAACAAGAAGTTGATATGGGGCAAAGACCTGGCAGTGGACCTGGTCAGGAAGGCAATCCTGTACCATCTGGAGAAAAAGACTTCAGTGGTAAAGATAGACAGGCTTTAAATTTAATTTTAGGCGACCAACAAGAAGTTTCAGAAGTAATTAGAGCAATGGACTTTATGAAACAAGGCAGAGGTGTTCCAGCCAATTTTGCCAGATCTTTATACAACCTTATTATGAAAAGTATAGGCGTACAAATCCAATTGGGTATAGCACAAACTAAAAGAGGTCAAGAACTTGTTAAGCAACAATCCAGAACAGGTGCAGGTGGCAAACAACGAGGCATTGGTGACAATTCAGGAAATGTACCTGAATTAGATGATCAGTTAGGAAAACTTCAGGGAGAGAGTATTCAGGAAGAAATTACAGGGCAAGATCGTGTTGCAATCAAGCAAATTGTTCCTGATAATCAGAAAGTAAATGACATTATCAGAGCAATGGCCAGAATACAACAAGGCAAAAATCCTCCAACAGACACAATTCCAGCAATTAATGAACTTATTCAAAACAGTATAGGTATTCAAATACAACTAGGTACTGCTCAAACAAAAAGAGGGCAGGACATGGTCAAGCAACAAGCAAAAGCAGGTGGTGTAGATAAGCAACCAGCACCAAGTCAACCAAGTCAACCAAGACAACCAAGACCCCAACCAAGTCAACCAAGTCAACCAAGTCTACCAAGTCCACCAGGCAAACCTTCAAAAGTAGAGCCTTTACCTTTATTAAACAATAGTAAGCAATATGAGAGTATGGCTTATGCTATGCCTAGCCAAGATGAAGAATCAGAAAGAGTAACTTATAGTAAAACTAAAAAACAAGGTGATTCAAGTGTAACTGTTAGTGCAAATGCTGACAGCATGGACGAATTACATAACATTTTAAGACTTGCAGGTATAGATTTCGAAAAAAGCGGTGAGGTAGATCATACACCAGACCACAAAGATCATGATGATCATGAAGAACCTGAAAGTGATCATGGTGAACATGGTAAAGATAAAGTTATGGTAATATCTCCAGCAGATGCTTCGATGTCTACAGATAAAGAAGTTTTAACAAATTACTTAAAAGACAAACTTAGAAAAAGTATTTCCTAATAATCCCACTTATAAATAGTGTTATGATTGATGATCTATACGTAGATGGAAATAGTTTTGCCTCTGGGTGGGGCAGAGGATTACAAACGGCTATACTTAAACAACCAGAATTCGAATCTTGGGTAGACTTTTTTGCAGATTTATCTGACTGTGAAAATGTTTGGAACCATTCCTTAGTAGCAAAGCCTATAGAAATGCAAAAGTATGACGTAGTAAATTTTTGTAATGAATATTACAAAAAGCATAATAGTTTTGATAGATTATTTGTGATTGTGGAAATACCATTTGTATGGTATAGAATATTACACAATGTTAGAATAAGAGAAAATAGTTTTAAAGGCGAAACAGCATACCCAATAATTATGTCTAAATGGACACAATTTGATACTCTTGATTACATGATACATTATGTAAGAAGATCTGGAGATTTTTTAAGTCCAAAGGAACCTCTATACACAACTATAAGTAGGCAACAATTAGACCAAAATGATGTAGCCAAAACAGAAGAATTAGCAGAACAATGGATGAACGAAAGACCTAATAGATTTTATGAACATATGACCTTTGCATATGAAAATGTAAATTACTTAAAACAGTTTTTACATCAAAGAAATATTCCTTACATGATATTTTCTAGTGTTGTTACAGATAAAAATCCATATAGAGACGCAATAGATTTTGCATTTAGAAACTTAACTAAAGACAACAGGTTTGTTCCAATAAAAGAAATGACAGGTGCTCAAATAGGGTTAAGTGCTTCTCTAAAAACACAAAAAGAACATCCAGATGAAACTGGGCACAAAGCAATAGCAACATGGCTATTCGAATATGTTACAAAACATAATCTTACAGAAAAACCTAATCCCTCAATTATTATCTAATAAATAGTATTATGGCAAGAGGAACAGCAGATACCAGTCTGGTTAAACCAGGCTACAGCAAAGTAGCATATACACCAGATACCCTTGAAGATTTTAAAAACTGTGCAAATACAGACACAGGTCCTCTGTATTTTATGACTAATCATGTTAAAATACAACATCCAACACAGGGTGGTATAGATTTCGATCCTTTTAGTTATCAACTAGATCTTATACAAAATTATAACAGTTACAGATACAGTATTAATATGTTGGGTAGGCAAATGGGTAAAACTACTGTAGCCGCAGGATACTTGCTGTGGTATGCTATGTTTAAGCCTGACAGTACTATATTAGTTGCGGCTCATAAACAAGCAGGTGCTCAGGAAATTATGCAACGTATTAGATATGCTTACGAAAGTGTGCCAGATCATATTAGAGCAGGCGTAACAGAATACAATAAAGGCAGTATCAGTTTTGATAATGGTAGCAGAATAGTAGCCGCTACTACAACAGAAAACACTGGTAGGGGTATGTCGCTTACCCTAGTGTACTTAGACGAGTTTGCCTTTGTACCTCAACGTATTGCGGCCGAATTTTGGACAGCATTATCGCCTACACTAGCAACAGGTGGTAAATGTATTATTACTAGCACACCAAACAGCGACGAAGATACTTTTGCTATGATTTGGAGGCAAGCAAATAAACTGTTTGATCAACATGGCAACGAGCAGGAAGTGGGTATCAACGGATTTAAACCTTTACTTGCTATCTGGGATCAACATCCTGATAGAGATAATGAATGGGCATTGGAAGAACGTGGCAGAATTGGAGAGGAAAGATTTAGACGTGAACATGAATGTGAATTTGTAATTTATGATGAAACACTTGTAGATCCTTTAAAACTTTTAGAACTTACTGGTGTAGATCCTTTATTGAGAAGTGGTCAAGTACGTTGGTATAAGCACCCTAAACCAGATAATATGTATGTAGTATCTTTAGATCCTGCAACTGGCACTGGTGGCGATAACGCGGCTATACAAGTTTTAGAAGTACCTAGTATGCAACAAGTAGCAGAATGGTGCCATAATAAAACACCAATAGAAGGGCAAATGAAAGTCATGATGGAAATACTGCATTACATCAGAGAAGAAACAAATGGAGCAATGACTTATTGGACAGTTGAAAATAATGCAATTGGAGAAGCGGCCTTAGTAGTAATAAGAGATACAGGAGAAGAAAATTTTCCTGGAGAAATGCTACACGAGCCTAAAAGGATACAAGGTAAAAAAGGAAGAAGAGGATATCATACAACACACAAAAGTAAAATAGAATCCTGTTTGACTTTGAAAAGACTAATAGAACAGGATAAGTTACACCTGCAAAGCAAACCTTTAATTAGTGAATTGAAAAATTTTGTTTCTAATGCAAATAGTTTTAAAGCAAAACCAGGACAAACAGATGATTTGGTTATGAGTTTAGTTTTAGGACTAAGAATGGTAGACTATATAAGCAGTTTTGAAGAAGATGTTTATAGTGCTGTAAGTAGTGGACTTGGTTACGAATTCGATGACGATGATGATGATAATTATGATCAACCTTTACCAGTAATCTAATGGAACATAAAATACAAACACATAAACCCAAAATCAGATTATATCCTGAAAAGTATTTAAAGGTACGTGGTGAAAAAGTATTATGCCCTTATGGATATACAGAAGAGCAAATACTTAAAATAATTAAAAATAATGATTACGTTAAAATTTTTAATTTACAGGATATGCCATTATATAAATTACCTACAAATAAATTAAAAATTTATGAGCAAACTGATACAAGTGTATATGCATTTCCTATATTAGTAGCACCTAGAATATTTAATACAAAAATATTAACTGAAAATGATACCTTTTTTATCCCTACTGATGTTATAAAAGACAATCAAGCAAATAAATGTTTAATTATAATAGATAATGTATATGAGCATACATATCCTTTAAAAGATACTAAAAATATTACTTGTAAAATATTTTACAAAGTATTAGAAAATACTATTAAGAAATATAATTTAAAAACTAAAAATATGGTTTTAAATGTAAACAATTATAATCCTCCAAAAGTTTTAGGTTTAGATATAGTTGAGTGTAATTTATCATTAGGAATAGAATTTTATGAAAATGATATGGAAAAATATCAGGAAAACTTAGCATATTTAAAAAATCCTATACCAAGACCGTTTAAATTAATTGCTACTAATAGTAGGCCTAGAAAACACAGATGTGACTTTGCAGAATTTGTTTTTAAAAATAATTTACAAGAAGAAAACATTGTATCATTTAATTGTATTAAAAAAGATGTAGATGAATTCAATCCAAAAAATAATTATACTTTTAAAGAAAGTTTACCATGGTATAACAAAGTAGAAAATCCTGATGGTCAACCACAAAATATAAACACTCTTTGGAATCATTTTGCAAATTATAAACTATATAATAAAGGCTATTGTGAATTTGTTTACGAAACAGAATTTGAACCTCAAGAAAGAGGAATATTATTAACAGAAAAAATTAACAGACCTCTTAAACATTTGAATCCTTTTGTAATTGCAGGTACATCAGGGTCATTAGATGTATTAAAAAAATATGGATTTAAAACATTTGACAAATGGTGGGACGAAAGTTATGATACAGTAAACAATCCAGAAGAAAAAACAGAAAAATTAAACAGTTTATTTTTAGAATTAAGTAATTGGAGTCATGACAAATGGTGTAGCACACTCAAAGAAATGAGTTCCATACTAACACAAAATTATTATACTTATTACAGAATACACACTAAGGTAGAATATCTCAAAAACTTAGAAAAATATATTGACGACTTTGTAGCCAAAAACGATAAATAGTTGTATGGCAGTTAATATAGACATAGTATCAGAAAAACTTTTTAATATACTTAAAGGATTTGGGTATGAAGTAAAAAGTTTTGATAAAGATGGTGATTTAGTGTTAAATCCACAAGAGGCAACCAGATTTGCAGTAGCAGATCCTAATCTTTTAGCAAGAATTAATCTTCCAGAAAAAACAATTATGTTAGCAACAAGTGAAGATTTATCTGAAGAGCCTGTTAGAGATATGGTAAAACATTTAGCACAAGATTATCTAATGAATTTTGACTACAAAATATTTAATAGAAAAATAAAGCCAAAAGGCGAACAGTTAGATGTTAAAAAGAATGCGGAGAAAGACATGGCAGATGTTATGGAAGCCAGTTTAGGTAGAATGACTGGTAGTAGTAAAACTAGTTACCAACCACTAGAAAATGTAAAGTTGGTTGTGCGTCATAAAAAAGCAGTAAATGAAGAAGTACGTGGAGCAAGAAGCAGAAACATACATAGTATATTTATTCAACGTGGCGATGAAAGATTTAAAATGGCAGAAAACAATCTGCAGGCCGCCAGAGCAATGGCACGTCACATGTATAATGGTGGCGAAATGCATGATACTGTAGGTGAAGCAATTACAAGTATGGCTAAAGATTACAAGCAACTCCGCGAGTTTGTGAGATATGTTAAGTCAGCAAAACTTATTAATGAAGATAATCAAGAGATTGTTGAACTTGCTGTAGAAAATATAAATGAAATTAGAACACATTTTAAAAGACTAAGTGGCGTAAAAACTTATGCTAACGCAGTTGAAGGAATAGAAGATTTTAGTTCTGTAGAATTACTTACAGATGATATAGATATAGAAAGTAAATTTACAGAAACACATTTTGATGATAAAGTTGCTAATGTAAGTAACAGTTTAAAAAACTTAATTTCCAGAAAGAAAAGTTTTGAAAGCAAAATTACAAAAGCAATAGAATCAGAAAACTTTGCTGATTTAAAAGATAATTTAGCAGAGCAAGACATTATGGATTTCGATAATCCTAATGCTAGACTTGGACATCAGGTAAGTATGTTAGGCTATAGTGCAAAAGATGAAACTTTATCCAACTACTTACAAGGTTTAAGTAACAAAATCAGTGCTGGTGGAGAACTTAATCAGTTTGAATACGGCACTATAAAAAGTTGTTTACTAGGTGCTAATAGTGGAAGTACAAAAACTGCTCCAGTTGATATGGCTGAAGCATATGAAGTGTTTTTGGACCAATATACACTATAAAAACAGCATATTAAGATAAATAACTTTGTTGGCCAGAAATGGCCAATAGTTGTAAAAAAGTACTTGACTTTTTTGCATCATGGCAATATAATTAAGGCACAGTAATATGAATTTATTACGAACATGGCATACATATAAGGAGAAACATTATGGCCTCATTAGCAGAAATAAGAGCAAAACTACAATCAATGGAAAGCAATTCCAAAGGTAGTTCCCCCGCTCAAAGCGATAACGCAATTTACCCATTTTGGAATATAGACGAAGGTACAAGTACTGTACTAAGGTTCCTACCTGACTCTGATCCAAACAACACGTTCTTTTGGGTAGAACGACAAATGATTAGACTTACATTCCCAGGAGTTGTAGGTGGTGATCAGAAACCAACAACCGTACAAGTACCTTGTATGGAAATGTTTGGTGAAAATTGTCCAGTTTTACAAGAAGTAAGACCTTGGTTCAAAGATCCTTCTTTAGAAGACATGGGCAGAAAGTATTGGAAAAAGAGAAGTTATATTTTCCAAGGCTTTGTAAATGAAAATCCTCTAAATGAAGAGGCACCAGAAAATCCAATTAGACGTTTTGTTATTGGACCTCAAATCTTTAACATTATTAAATCAGCATTAATGGATCCAGAAATGGAAAACCTTCCTACTGATTATGTTAATGGTACTGATTTCCGTTTAGCAAAAACAACCAAAGGACAATATGCAGATTATTCCACTAGTAAGTGGGCAAGAAAAGAAAGTGCATTGACTGAGGAACAACTTGGTGCAATCGATACGCATGGATTATATACTCTTAATGATTATCTTCCTGCAAAGCCTACAGAAGAAGGTGTACAAGCGATTGCTGAAATGTTCCAAGCAAGTGTTGATGGAGAACTGTATGATCCAGCAAGATGGGGTAACTTTTTTAAACCCTATGGACTGGATACAGGAACAAGCACTCAATCAGCATCTGCTCCTGTATCAACAACTACAACAGAGAGTGTGGCTCCTGTAAGTGCATCAGCACCAGCAGAAGCAAAAGTTGAAGCAGAACCAGTTGCAGAAGCACCTGCTACACCTGAACCAGCACCAGCAACTGCGACAGCAGAAGCAAGTGGCGATGCAGGTAAAAAGTCAGCAGATGATATTCTTGCAATGATCAGAAACAGAAATAGTTAGGAGGTAGATCATGCAAAAGCCTTTTGACTTAACAAAGTTTAGAACTGGACTGACTAAAAGCATTAGTGGTATTAGTGCAGGATTTCATGATCCAAAAGACTGGATTAGCACAGGTAACCACACACTAGATTATCTAATTAGTGGAGACTTCAATGGAGGTATCCCATTAGGTAAGGTTAGTGTATTTGCAGGTGAGTCAGGTTCTGGTAAAAGTTTTATCTGTTCTGGTGTAATTACACGAAATGCTCAAAAAGCCGGCTGTCAGGTTGTGTTGTTCGATTCTGAGAACGCACTTGACGAGCAATGGTTACAAGCATTAGATGTAGATACATCTCCAGATAAACTTCTACGTGTTAGTGTTTCAATGATAGATGACGTTGCTAAAGCATTGTCTGAATTCATTAAAGACTACAAAGCAAATTATGGCGATCTGCCATATGACGAAATGCCTAAATTAGTTTTTGTAATAGACAGTTTAGGTATGTTGCTAACTCCAACTGATGTAGATCAGTTTAACAAAGGTGACATGAAAGGGGATATGGGTAGAAAACCTAAGGCACTAGCCTCCTTGGTTAGAAACACCGTGAACCAGATTGCACCTTTTCCTATAGCCTTAGTGGCTACAAACCATACTTATGCAAGTCAGGACATGTTTGATCCTGATGATAAAATAAGTGGTGGGCAAGGCTTTATATACGCAAGTAGTATTGTTATTGCGATGAAAAAACTAAAACTCAAAGAAGATGAGCAAGGTAATAAAACATCAACAGTACAAGGTATTAGAGCCGCATGTAAAGTAATGAAATCCAGATACAGTAAACCTTTCGAGGCTGTACAGGTTAAGATTCCTTATGCAACAGGCATGGATCCATACAGTGGTATGTTAGAAATGCTAGAAACAAAAGGCATTGTGGTTAAAGAAGGAAACAAACTTGCATATACCTCGCCTGTAACTGGAGAAATCATCAAAGAGTTCAGAAAAGGCTGGACTGACGACAAACTTCAGATAGTTATAGACGAATGGGGACAAAATCCTATGGCGCAACAAGATGAGCCAGAAGATATTGACCCTGAAGTTTTAGAACCAGAAGTTGAGGAGTATAACGATGAGTCCTGAAGTAGCATTACTTTATGATGTGTGGGAAGGTGTTAAAGACCAAGTACCACAAAAAGAACGTCTTCATACTGCAGAAAACATTGTCAGATCTTTTGACGATAATGTTGACATCTCAGATGCTGAAAACAATTTACATGATTTTGATAAAGTCATGCAGGCCGCAATAGTAAGCCATTTTGATATAGGCTTTGAGGACGAAGATGAAGATGAGGATTGGGAAACTTAATGGCAACCTATTATAATAAAATTGTCGAGGACTTAGGTAATATCGTTGATGCTATTGCGTATTACGAAAAAGAACTTGATGATGCAAGATGGGAAGTCAGGATCAAAGGGAGTCTGGAGAAAGCCTCCGCCTCCCTCCCCGGTCTTACAGAGTATCGCTTCAATCAATTACAAGAGATTGAAGCAATACTTGAACATTTAAATATAGAATTACGAAAAGAAAGAGCAAAAACATTTCGTAAGTATTTAGAAAATTATAACAGAACTTTAAGTAGCAGAGACGCAGATAAATTTGTCGATGGCGAACAAAGTGTAATAGATTTAACACATTTAGTAAATCAGTTTAGTTTACTAAGAAACAAATACTTGGGTATAATGAAAGGACTAGATGCGAAACAATGGCAAATTGGCCATATTACTAGACTGCGAACTGCAGGAATGGAAGATATTGTAATTGATTAAACGAATGAAAACCTTTAATGAGAAAACATACAGACCTCTTCCTGAAGAGTTGACAATAAAATCTAGTAAAATAGATGGTCTAGGATTACATACCAAAGTAAATCTAGATGCTGGAATAGTATTAGGCGAAACACATGTATTGGTTCATAATAGAGATAGGCATGAATGGGTAAGAACTCCACTAGGTGGATTTATTAATCATAGTGATGACCCTAATTGTTATATAAGCACAGACAGAGGCGACAGAACATTACACACAATTAAACCTATTAAGAGATCTG